CGGCACCCTTCGAGTTATCGGTGCTCGAAAGAGCACGATTCTCAACGTTGTCGTGATACCACTGCCGAGAGTCGTCGCGGCCGAGCAGGAAGCCGCGAATCCAGTGACCGCAGACCTCGGCGTCGTCGACGTTGGTGAAGCCGCGGAGCCGGCTGTAGCGTGCCGGTGCCTTCTTGGCTGCCTTCGGTGCTTCGGCTGCCTCGACTTCCACAGGCTTGCCAGCGTCACGAGCAGCTGCACGAATCTTGGCAATGCGGTCAACGATCGCCTTTTCGTGCTCAAGCTCTGGCACGAGCTTGTCAGCGTCTTCGCTCAGCCGCTTGATTTGCTCGTTCTGCTCGTCAGTGCGATTTTCGACAGCGTGAAGCTCGTCGAGCTGCGCGGCCACAGCGGCGGCGCGATCCTGCAGTTCCTTAATTTTGCTGGCCATCCTTGGCCTCCGTTGTGAGCGGTGGAAGTCCTGTTCCTGCTCACACGGTATGCCGCGGATGTTATGTCTGTTGCGTTTGCCGTTCTATCGTAGAACGACGCCACACAGCAGTGGCCGGCACCAGCGACTTACAGCGGTGGCTGCAGTTGCTACACGCGAGATACCGCAGCTGCATGCGCTCGCCAGACTGGCGGCTGGAAACAGTACGCATGCGGCCGCGGCCGCACTTTTGGCAGAGTGATCCTGACTGCACTACAGACTCCGTAGGCGAGCCGCACGAAGCATCGGTGCACAGTTCCGCAGCTGCACACGTGCCGGCGTTTCAATCTCTGGTTCTTGCGTTGCCATCCACTGCTGGAACGATCGTGCCGCCACCGCAACGTTTGTGGACGGATATGCCGGCTGCACGACCGGGCCGAGCTCATAGATCCTGGCAGCTCGCACCTCACGGATGGCACGGCCGTTCTCGTCCGTCACAAAGGCTTCACCGTTCTTTTCCAGAGAAAACGTGAAACTTGCGCCCTTCACGTCGCGCCGACGCACGAGATCGATCACGTCCTGCCGGCTCTGCGGCGGTGTTACCTCGAATCCGACGCCACGATCATCGGACCACACCTTCAGCGTGCCGCTCGACTCGCGGCCGAGCACAATGTCTTGATTGTGATTGAAGTAGCTAACCAGGTCGGTGCGGCCACGCTGACGGCTAAGAACACCGTCAAAGGCACCCGGCATGATCCGTTCCCGAAAGCCACCCATGTCGACGCTCAGCCTGTTGTAGACGACGGCATATCCGCGGATCACTGGCATGCCATCGGCTCGCTCTTCGATTAGCAGCTCGTCATCGTCCACAAACTCCACGTCTCTACGCTCGATGTCCATGTGTGTGCTCCGGTCGTTTTCTCGATCAAACTCAGCCATTGTCGTCGTCGCTTTCGTCCGGCGTGTCGTCCTCAGTGTCCTCTGGCGGCGGCGCTGGTGCTGGCGGCGGCTCCGGCCGCGGCGGATCTTCACGCTCTGGCATCGGACCGAGATTCTCCATCTTGCGGATCTCGTCTGCGGTGAGCCATCCGTTGCTAATGCCGATCTGGTAGGCGTTGTACCGGGTCATCGTGTCGCCGCGGAGCAGTCCCTCCACGGTGAACTCTGCGAAATACTCTTCGCTCTCTGGCAGCAGATCGCGGCCAATGGCACCCTCGATCCGCTTGAGCCACGGCAGAATCGTCGTCTGCACGAATGAGATGTTTTCCGCCTCGATGTTCCCCCACGTGGCTCGGCCAAGCTCTTGCACCTTGTGCGGCGGCATGTTGAACACGCGGCAGATCTCGAGCAGCGCTTGCGTCCGCAGCTCGGCATACTGATTGCTCTCTAGGCTGGCACCGAGCGTATCGGCGTGAAGACCGTGGCTCATCACTGCCGTTCGGCCAGCCTTTGACGGCCCGCGGTGCGCCGAGTCCCACTGCTCACGCAGCTGCTCACGGACCTCGCGTGGCAGCGCTTGGTCTGTGCGGAGCACGACGCCCGGCATGGCGTTGTTATTCCAGAAGCGGCTGCCGTGCTGCTCGAGTGCACGTGCCAGAGAAATCGCGTCCTTGCCGAGCTCGATCGGCACTGTGCCGACAATGCCGTCTACCGACAGCCAGCGGACGTGCATGATCTGGTCATCGCGGTAGATCAGCTGCTTGCTAGTCCCTGGCTCGCGGTAGGCGTACGTCAGCTCGTAAGTGTTTTTGTCCTGCTTGACTTCCATACCACCAGGAGACAGCAGAATCAGCGACTCTACCTGTGCACGCTCACCGGGATTCAGGTAGGCATACGCATTGCCGTAGAGGCAGAGGTGTGTAACCAGCTGCTCGACAAACTCAAACTTTGTCTGCCAGCTGTTTGGCCGGCTGTGCAGCACACGGTAGAGCGGCAGATCCTTGGCTTTCTCTTTGTCGTCGTCGCCGCGGCGGTACAGGTGCAGCGGCAGACCGGCGATTGTCTCGGCCAGCACTCTCACACACGCGAGCACCGCGGATGTCCGCATAGCAGTGTCTGGCGTGATGCGGTAGTGGCTGCTGCTGCCAGCCATTGAGACAAGCTCATCCCACCGGCTGGTGCGGCTTTCCAGCCACTTGATCTCTGGGTAGGTGCCGTTCGCTTCCATGCGTTGTTACCAGAATGAGATTTCCGGCATCTCGCTGCCGGTCATGCTTTCGCCCATGTGCACGCCGCACGCCATTGCCAAAGCTACTGCACCGTCAATCCGTTCGGTGCTCTTCGCCTTGCTTAACTTCACATTGCCGCTGGGGTCCATTTGCACGGCAGCGTTACCTAGTTGCCACGATAACAGACTGTTACCAGCCAAGCGGAGTTTGCCGTCTACGAGCAACGCCTCGAGGTGCTTCGTGGGACTCGACATGCTGGCAAAGCCTTGGCCAAACATGGCCACCGGCAAGCCTTCCGCAGCCAGTTCCTGCGCTAACATCGTGGCGTTCCACCGGTCGATGGCCAGTGATCTGCAGTGGTGCTGTTCACAAAACGCCAAGATATCTCGCTTAAGCACGCCGTAATCGGTGCTCTTACCGTCAGTCAGTGTTAGCCAGCCTTCACGCTCCCACTGTGAATACGGCACGCGGTCATCGCGTTCGCGCTGCGATGCGTTCTCAGCCGGCATCCAAAAGTGCGCGTACACATCGACTGTGCCTTCGTCTGTCGGGAACCAAGCCACAAAGGCTGTCGTGTCGAACGTGCTGGCTAAGTCCAGGCCACACCAGCAGTCGCGGCCGTCGAGCGGTGCTGTGTGGCTTCCCATACACGCAGCGATCTGGTCTGGCCGCACCCAGCGTGTTTCCGTCGTCGTCGGGATGTTCAGCCGATAGCGCAGAAACGAGCTCAGCTTGGTGGCCGAGTTGGCCGCCTCGCGGCAGTCAGCGGCAAACGATTCCTCGGAGATGGTCTCACCCAGCGACGGGTTGGCCTTGTGCCACACCTTCGGCTGTTTCCAATCGTCATCACGATCGGCAGCGTAGATGCAGCCAAAGAAGCTTGGATCGAAGGTCGCGTCGGCAATGCACCGCTCGGCGTAGTCGTGCTGCTCATACCAGAGGTGTGTCTTGTTGGCCTCGCCAGCTGTGGTGATCGAGAGCACCAGCGGCTGCCGGCGTGCGGCACCGCCGTATCTCAACGCATCCCACAAACGCCGGTCGCCACGCTGTGCGTGCAGCTCGTCAAACAGCAGACAGTGGATGTTGAGCCCCTCGGCCCGGAACGCATCGGCCGAGAGCACGCGGTAGAAACTGTTTGTAGCCTTGTGGATGATGCTCTTTCGGCTGTCGACCACCTCGAGCACGCGAGACAGCGACGGTGAAGACCGCACCATACTGGCCGCCTCGCGGTAGATGATGCCGGCTTGCTCGCGGTCGCTGGCGGCTCCGTACACCTCGGCACCGTTCTCGCCATCGGCCAGGAGCACGTAGAGGCTGATGCCGGCCAATAGCGTTGACTTGCCGTTCTTCTTTGGGATCTCAATGTACGCCTGGCGGAACTGCCGCGTGCCATCCGGCTTCAGCCGGCCGAAGATCTCACCGAGCACGTACTTCTGCCACGGCATTAGCAGAAACGGCTGGCCGGCCTGCTGTCCCTTTGAGTGCTTGAGCACCTTCTCAAAGAAAGCGTAGACACGCTCGGCCGCGGCCTTGTTAATCGCTGGCGGCTTAGCCGTGCGACGTGAAGAACGCTTCGAGGTCGTCTTTCGGGCCTTCTTGCTTGCTGGCACTTAATCCGCTCCTGGCTGAAGGCGTCAGCCCGAACTCTTGCTCAATTCGCAACATCGACGCTGCCAGCTTTGTCATCATTGTGGCGGCAGGCGTCGATTGCATGTACTTCACCTTACCCTTATCGTCACGGATCACGAGCACGTCGAGCCCGCGACGGCACTGGTCGAGGTACTTCACGAACTGCTCGTGCATCGTGCAGTAGCGAGCGATTGTGTCCACGTCGGCGTTGGTCATCACGCGCATGCCAAGCAGCTTCGGCACGACGTTGTCCCACTTCTCGCGGGAAATGCCTGTTACCCAATTTGGCGGCTCAATGCCATCACTTTCTGGCTTTGGCTCTTGCTTGTTTAGCCGCCGCTTTCCTGGGTTGCCTTTGGCCATCTTCAGTATCGTCGGCTCTGGCCGCGGTCCTCGTTTTCCCACTTGGCTTCTCCAGTTCTGCTTTCTTTCCTGTAAGCGTCTCCCATCGTTTGACAATCACGTCGCAATACTGCGGGCTGATCTCCATGCCGTAGCACTTGCGGCCCAGTTGCTCGGCGGCGATGAGGGTGGTGCCGGAGCCTAGGAACGGGTCATACACGGTTCCTTCATGATTGCGGACTGCACGCGCCATGCACTCAACAGGCTTCTGCGTTGGGTGTTCCCTTGTCTCCCCGGACGCGCCCTGCTGGCGAGGAATGTCCCAGACCGTCGGCTCATTGTTTGGGCCAATCCAAGACCTGTTTTTTCCCTTCCATCCATACATGCACGGCTCGTGCTGTGGCTTGTAATCCCACCTGCTAATAATCAAAGACGTTTTGTTCCAAACCAGGTCAACCTGAAAGTGCCAGCGGTCATATGGCCACGCAGCCCAAAAATACTTTCCGTCTTCCCCTGAGGGATGCCAGACGTAAATAGCAGCACCTGCGTCTATGGCTGCGTCACTTTCATAAAACACGGACGATAGCCACTCACCAAAGTTAGACAGGTTGTCATTTGCAATTCCTCCAGACCAGACTTTTTGCTCTTTCTTGAGGATGCGACCGCTTTGTATGTAGTTGCCTTCGTACTCGACGTTATACGGCGGGTCAGTGACCATCATCCCAGCTTTCGCCCCATCCATCAGCCGCTCGACATCCTCGGCTTTAGTCGAGTCACCGCAGAGCAACCGATGGTCGCCGAGTAGCCACAAGTCGCCCGGCTTCGTCACTGGCTCAGCAGGCGGCTCTGGCACCTCGTCCTCAACCACCTCGGCGGTGTCGTCTTTGTACAGCCCAGCAGCATCAGCCAAGTCGGCGTACATCTCCTGCAAGCCTTCGCTGCCGGTGTCCACCTCACGCAGCAGCGTGTCGAGTGCCTGAGCATTCGTCTCTGCTAGTGCCGCCAGCGGGTCCAACGAAAGCAGCAGCTTGTCAGCCTCGGCCTCGTCAATGTCCAGCACCAGCACAGGCACTTCCTGCTCAGGCGTTGTCTCGGCTCGCAGGTGGCCGTCCACAAGCATCAGCGTGCCGTCTGCCAACTCGCGAGCAAGCAACGCATCAGCGTAGCCAACCTCGGCCAGGATTCCCTTGAGTGCGTCCTGCTGAGCCTTGGGATGCGTTCGCCAGTTCTTAGGGTTTGGCGCAAGGTCGGCGGCACGGACGTTGCGCAGGGCTTTAACGCGGTTGCGGATGTTCATGGCGGCTATCATGCCCCCCCTGTCAAAACTTGCGGGCGCTCACGCGGGCT